ATTTGTCATTTTATTTTCTCCTTATGTTGGCTTTGCGTCCTGTGTAAACACGGAACATTTCTAATGGAACATCTTTGCCCTCACCTAATCGCTCTTGTATATATTTATTAAGAGTTGCTGGGTGGACTCCGACTGCACGTTTGTAGTAAAGTTTTTCATCACGCAACCTTTTTGTAAACTGATTGCATGCTTCATCTTCATCTTTACCAAATTGAACCTCAACATTACTTTTAATTAAATCACCACCACCATTGGCACGCAACCAATCAAAGCACTGTTGTTGGAGCATCTGAAGTTCTACTTTTTTATCTTCCTCTTTGGCACGATCTATCGCACCTTGAGATGGGACAGAGCCTGAGATGACTTCTTTCACCTCAACCTTTGCTCCATTTTTAAGAGTAAAATCTTTCAGATTCAGTTCCTGCATCAAATCGGGCAAGTCCTGTTCTGCCAACATCCTGAGATCCTGCTTTTTTGACTTTAGTTTCTCTTCAAGACTTGTGATCTCATTCTCAAGATCATACATCTTTTGAGCCATTCCAGTCACTGCACCAAGTTCATTGGATGCTGGTGCGACATCCTCAAGCAGATCAATATCACTCATGCTGATATATTTTCCTTTCTTAGTTCGAGGGCAACAGGCATGTAATAACCTTTACGACGATCCCTTTCACCCTCATCTATGTTTCGCTCCCAACGGAGCACTCTAACAGTGGTTGCCTTTTCACTGGCAATCATGCAAGCAATCATGACAGCTATTGGGTCACCACCTCCTGGCCAAAGGAGATAATCCTCTGACGAGAAGTCCTTCATGATCCGACGAGCCTTTTGTATACTTGGCATGGGCAAGAACTGAGGTTTGTCATTTGCTTCAAAGACAACCTCCAATGACCCATAGCGAGAGGCATCAGTTAAGTCAGGCACCCAGCCGAACTTATTTTTAATTGGTCGGTTCACGACATGAACTTTTGGCATTAAATTTCCTTTCTAAATCTTTACATTCAGTATGTATTCAGTTTCTGGAGTTGGCTTGCAATTATCAGCCATGCTCTTTTTATAAGGCTTAACTTCCCTCTGGAAAACTTCTTTCGTCCTGAATCGAAAGTCACAAGACATACATAATCTTGTTCTGAAAGAATAACCTTTGACACGCGAGAAGTTCAGAACTCTCGTAGTTTCATATCCACACTTCACACAATGCATAGGTTAAATCCTTTCTCAAGTTTTGGTGTGGCGAAGTTTCGCAAGGTTACATCACTAATCAGCAGTACTGCGACTGAGAACAGTCCTGGACTATGTCCACTTACGCCACGATTTATACTATGCCTTATTTTTTATAAAAAGAAAAGAAGAATTTTTCAAAGCGATGGGTCGTGTAATTTTTTATATAAAGATAATATTTTCATAAAAATTTTTTTTGTTTAAAATTTAAGAAAGTTTGGGTTGTTTGGTTTCGTTTGCTGTTAAGTAATTGATAACAAAAGATAAAGTGGGCGAAACCAGTCTCAAATGTGTGGGGAAACGTAACCCAGACTCTGGGAACTTTTTTTGTTTTTATTTGATTTTTTTGTTGATCTTTTGTTAAAAAAGAGAGAGAATAAGTTATTAATTGAGAAAGGAAACAAACATGATACAACAATTCGCTATAAAAGTTACTGAGACTGTCACCTCAAATGAGACAGGAAACTCACATACCTCTGAAAGATATTTTCAAAAGGTTTTTGGTGCTGACAAAGTCGCCACAACTCATCAACCAACAGAGTTCTACAGCTCAAGAAAAGAAGCATGGGAAATTATTTCTGGCTTGCCTCACCATTGCAACAGAGATGAATTCACAACTCAATACACTTACAGCATTGAAGCATTCTCATATGGTTATGCAAATATGCATGGTTGGAGTGATGTTGAGCCTTTTGAGATTGTAAAAGTTATCTCCGACAAAACAATTGTCATCAAAAAGATGATTGCTGAAAAGGATGAAAACTGGAAACCTGAAATCATTCCTGGTGGGTTTGCTGGCCATTGTGTTAATCAAAATGAGCAAAAGTGGTCTTATAAATCAGCACCTGATGCAATTGAGATCAGAGTAAGGCTCGGAAAAAAAGGTTGGAAGTCAGCTTATGGTAGGCATGTTTTGTCAACTGAGCCAAGAAAGTTTTACGACTACAACTTCTGATTCGCACTGATGAGTGGTGGGGTTGCTCCCCACCCGAAACCTTTGGGTCTGCGATAGCAATTTAGAAAGGAAATGATTATGTCAGGTGCAACAGCAAAACAATTTCAAGAATGGGAACAACATTCTAAAAAATGTTCAATTGAGCAACTTGAGTTCATTTGTAAGGATTGTGGTGAGGCAGAACTTGCCATGAGAGGTTGGAATCCTGAGAGGGAAAATTATTATGCCGACCAGAGAATGACATACTCAGCTGAGTTAATGAGGAGGAGGAAAAAGAAATAATCATGGATATATATAAGGTGACTTATCCTGATGGGAATGAAGAGTTCTGGACATCAGTTGAAGAAGAAGAAATTAAAAGGTTGGAAAATCTTTATGGTTCAAAATTAGTTATTGAGAAAGTGAAAGTGAAAGGAAAAAGAAATGAAAAAAGTTATTGAGGTAGCATTGGGAGGACTTGTGTCTTTGGTCATTGCATGGTTCATAGTTTTTATTGGTATCAATATGATTTTGGGTTGTGAGACTTGGGATCAAGAACTCTGGACTGAAACAAACTCTTGTCTGACATTTTCACAAGCATTATTTTTGGATTGACTTTTGTAGCGAAAGGAGAGAGGATTGACTTGTTTATTCATATTAGTCCTCTCAAAAACTAGCCCAGTTAATTCTGGGCTTTCTTTTTTCTGAAAAATAATTATAATCAGTTACAGTTAGTTCAAACTGCTGACCACAGAAACAAAGGTTTAAGGAATCAAATATGCGAGAAGAAACCAAAAAAAGAGGACGACCAAAGAAGAACACTGGAGAAAAAACAATCGTCCAAAGACCAGTGAAAGATGGACCACCTGTTCAGCCAGAGAAATGGGATGGTCGTTTCAAATCAGTTGAGCCAATGAAGAATCAAAAGAAGGCTCGGCAAACGCCATATAAATGGAATCATCATGCAACAATTAACTGGATTATGGGTCAAGCAGATCCTGTCGGTTTTCTTGCTGCAGTTATGGCTGGCAAAGAGATGTTTCCTGTATATGCAAAAGACTCTGAAGGTTTGGCCACAAAAGCAGGTAACATTGCAGCTGACCCAGAGTTAAGAGTCATGGCTGCGAAAACTTTGCTGGGTAAATGTGTGCCTGATTTGAAAGCAGTTGAAGTAAAAGCTCAAATAGAGGAAAAGAAAGTATTAGACATAACAAGGTTATCAGATAATGATCTCAACACAATTGAAAGAGTCCTTGAACATGCTGTCATTGACGGAAGTGAGAGCAGAGAAGATGAAGAGGTCTCTGAAGGAGTTTACCAAGAACTCTTGGCAGACGATAGAACCAGGACGTGATTTTTTTGACAACTGGCATATAGACGCAATCAGCGAACATTTGCAAGCAGTTGTTGAAGGTGACATAAAAAGACTGATTATAAATATCCCTCCTCGGCATATGAAATCAATATCTGTGGCTGTTACTATGCCTGCATGGACTTGGACCATCCAGCCGCAAAAGAGATTTTTATTCGCATCTTATGCATCATCGCTCTCTGTAAGAGATTCGGTTAAGTGCCGAAGACTTATAGACAGCCAATGGTATAAGCAACACTTTGGCCAGAGCTTTGAGTTAACATCAGACCAGAATCAAAAGCAAAGGTTTGAGAACAATAAGACTGGTTACAGAATCGCCACATCAGTTGATGGTGCACTTACTGGTGAAGGTGGCGACATTATTGTCATTGACGATCCGCACAATGTTCGTGAGGCAGAAAGTTCCGCAGTCAGGGAAAGTGTCCTTGAGTGGTGGGATCAAGCAATGCAGTCTCGACTCAATGATCCGAAGACTGGTGCTTTCATTATCATTATGCAAAGAGTGCACGAAAATGATTTAACAGGACATATATTAGGGAATGAATACAATGATTGGGATCATCTATGCCTACCTGCTCGATATGAAGTCGGACATCCAACACACACAAGATCAACACTCAACTTCACCGACCCAAGAACAAAAGAAGGTGAACTGCTCTGGCCAGAAAGGATTGATGAAAAGACTTTATCAAATCTTGAGAGGTCGTTGGGCACATACGCATCAGCAGGTCAGTTGCAGCAAAGACCTATGCCTAAAGGTGGCGGAATATTGCGAGCTGAGTGGTGGGTGCCATGGGAACACCAAGACCTCCCAGACATAGAATATATTATACAATCTTGGGACACTGCTTTTTCAACAAAAGAGAAATCATCATATTCAGCCAGAACAACTTGGGGTGTGTTCCGCAAAAATGGGCAAATGAATGCTATTGTTCTTGACATGTGGTATGACAGAGTAACCTATCCTGAGTTGAGAAAGATCGCACAAGAGGCATATGAAGACTACGAACCAGACGCAGTGATGATAGAAAAGAAGGCATCTGGCCAAAGTTTATTGCAAGATTTACGTATGGCAGGAATCCCTGTAATCCCTTATTCTCCTGATCGAGACAAGGAAGCACGTGCCCATGCAGCATCAGCTTTGCTCGAAGATGGAAGAATTTACTTTCCTTTTGACAAAAAATGGAGTAAAAATTTAATAGACATTTGTGCAGCATTTCCAGCAGGAGAGAATGACGACATAGTTGATACTTGCACTCAGGCATGGTTAAGGTTGCGAAAAGGTTGGTTTGTTACTCATTCTGAGGACTATGAAGAAGAAGACGAACCAAAAAGAAAAAAGGTGAGTATATATGGCTAAACAACCAATAAATCTTCAACCTGATCAGATTCCGTTTGCAGAAGGTGCACCAGCTGACGACTTACAAACAGAAAATTTTGGAGAAGATGAGGTGCTTATTGGCGACCCAATGCTTGATAATATTCAAGAACAGCCAACAGAGTTTGATGCCAACCTAGCAGAAACAATAGATATAAAAGAACTTGACAGAAAAGCTGACACATTAGTTTCATATTATGATGCTGATAAAAATGCAAGATCTGAGTGGGAAGAAAGATACAAGCAAGGCTTGAAGACTCTTGACCCAGATGGTGGTCTTGACGAGTCAGAAGAAGAAAGAGCAACAAGAGGTTTGAGCACAGTTGTCCACCCTATGATTGCTGAAGCAGCAACACAATTTAATGCAAGAGCCATCGCAGAGTTGTATCCTGCAGGTGGTCCTGTCAAAACAGTTATTATCGGCGAACCAAATGAAGAGACTGAAGAACAGGCTCGTCGTGTAAAAGATTACATGAATTATCAAATCACTCAGCAGATGCCTGAGTATTTTCCTGACCTCGATCAAATGTTATTCCAGTTGCCACTTGTGGGTCAAACTTTTAAAAAGGTTTGGTGGGATGCCAATATGGATCGGCAGTGTGCTAGATTTGTTAAGGCTGAAGACTTTGTTGTTGCGCCAGAAAGCACAGATCTTGAAACCTCACCAAGATACACACAAGTCATAAGAATCCCAAGAAACGATTACAATAAATATGTTGAGTCAGGTTGGTACTTGCCTGCGAAGTATGATGGTGATGCCACCGACCCATCAGGCGACACAACAATGGATATTGAAGGTGTCAATCAATATGGTGATGATGGTCAAGACGAGGTTATGACTCTTCTTGAGATGCATGTTTACGAAGCATTCACAGGAATCGATGGCATTGATGATGAGGACTCTGAAAACCTAGTCGCATTGCCTTATGTTATAACAATAGACTATGATTCTCAAAAAATTGTTTCAGTTCGCAGGAACTGGGATGAAGGTGATGGATCTCACAAACGCAGAGATTGGTTTGTAAGTTACAAGTTCCTTCCTGGAGTTGGCTTTTATGGTTTTGGGCTTTACCATATGATTGGTGGGCTGGGGAAAGCTGCAACAGGTGCACTGAGAGCCTTGCTTGATTCAGCTGCTTTTGCAAATATGCAAGGTGGCTTTAAATTAAAAGGAAGAGTGAGTGGTGGCGACATTGATGTTAATCCTGGAGAGTTTGTTGACCTCGACGCGACAACTGATGACGTCAACAAGGCAATAATGCCACTGCCATTCAAAGAACCATCGAGCACCCTTTTTAATCTGCTGGGATTAATCGTACAATCTGGTCAGAGATTTGCAGCTACAGCTGATCTGAATGTTGGTGACGTTAATCCAAATGCTCCTGTTGGTTCTACTGTTGCTTTGATTGAGCAAGGCTCTAAATCGTTTTCGGCGATCCACAAAAGATTGCATTATGCTCAAGGACAAGAATTTAAGTTGCTAGCTAAACTTAACGCATTGTATCTCCCTGAGTCTTTTGAGTTTGCAGTTTCTGGGTCGTCGCAAACTGTGTATGCTTTAGATTTCAATGATCGGATTGATATCCTCCCTGTATCTGATCCGAATATCTTTAGTACTGCACAGCGGATCGCTCAAGCCCAAGCTATTTTAGAAATGGCAAGAGCAGCACCTCAGTTGCACGATTTATACGA